CTCCAAAAATCCCCTCTTTTGTTTTTCCACTAAGTAGATTTTGTAAGGCAACATTTCCTTTTTGTTCTGTTAATAACTGTTCAGCCTTGGTTAAAATATCGGTATATTTAACTTCACTTTCAAGTATTTCCGGAAATAATTTAAGAAATGTTTTCTCACCCAAATAAAAAATACCGTCAATATTATCCGAACTATCACCGGTTAATATTTTATAGGTTTTAATATTATAGTGGGGGATTTCAGATGAATCCATCTTAATACCATCCCCCAGTTTATAATATCTCTTATGTTGTGGTGAGTATATAGAGACCCTATCAGAAATAAGTTGTGTTAAATCCCGGTCAGAAGAAAATATTGTTTTATCTTCGTCCTGGGATATTTGACAATAGTAAGCAATCAAATCATCGGCCTCTGATTGTTCCACTTCTAATTGTCTAACAAACATTTCTTCAAGGTATTGTTTTACCCTTTCTTTTTGTTTTAAAAAGGATTGTTCCTTAAAATCTTCATCGTCTTTTTGTTTACGATTTAATTTATATTTTGGGTATATAATTCTTCTTTGTGATGAACCAGTATCACTATCCCAACAGACAACAACTTTATTGTAGTTATTTTCCTCTAAAAACCGTCTTAAAGTGTTTAAAAAATGCCAAGTACCACCAACGTGTTCACCTTTATTAAAAAAGTCTCTAACACCGTGAAAACCAATTTTTAGAAGGTTATTACCATCAACCAATAAAGTTTTAACCATTTAATTCTTCGTTTGATTGGTTTGACAATACTGGTTCTTTTTCTGTAATGTAATCACCAAAGAACTCACTAAATATTGCTTCCATTACCGGAACGCAAATTGAGTTACCGGCCATAGACACATGTCCTTTTGTAGATAATGATGTTGTTAATAATAAATCAATATCTTCATCGTGAACACCCATAAATCTATATCCTTCTCTTGATGTTATATTTCTTACTCTACCGTCTTCAGTCATAATCTGTGGTGATCCACTTGTTGTAAGACAAGGAGAACAACCATCAATAGAATAAATCCTTCTTGCTTGATCATAACTTATATCATCTCGTCTTGCAATTAGTTTACAAACAGAATTACCTTTTGGTTGGTGTGTTGTATATGGACAATCAATAAACAATTCTGGGTTCTGTGTGTCCTCAATAAATGGTCTCATTGGAACTCTTGTTTTTTTGTAATTGTCAACATTTTCCATTCTTGTTGCAACATCTGTATGATCACCATCTAAAACCGAAATCATAAATACTCTCTCTCTATTTTGTGGACAACCGAAGTCGGCACCATTAAGTAATCTCCAGTATGATGTATAGCCAAGACCTCTTAAAAAATAGATATGTTTTTTAAAATTTTCGTAATGATTTTTTGAGATGAGGTTTTTAACATTTTCCATTAACAAATATTTTGGTCTATTTGTTGATAAAATTCTTTCAACATCATATAATAGTCCACTTCTTGTTCCTTCTTTAATTCCTCTTTGAACTCCGGAAATTGAAATGTCTTGACAAGGAAATGAATATGTTAATAAATCACACTCTGGGAAATTTTTATGATCAACTTTTGTAATATCGCCCAAATTACCCATTTGTGATTGATGTAAAACATCATAACACTCATTTGCTTGTTTGAAGTTGTCACAATTTGCAACAACTTCATAATCAGCTCCAATATATTTTAATGCTAGTTCTTGTGTTCCATATCCGGAAAATAAAGAAATAACTTTTAATTTATTCTTGTTCATATACTTTTTCTTCTTTTAAATCAAATTCACCATCTACACCAATAATATTTTTCCAATATTCGGCATACTCACTTTTGTAAGTCTCAATAGACTTCTTTTCTTCTGTTGCATCTTTTCCGGGTAAAAATCCGTGTGGGGTTACAATAATCTTACCATCTTCAAAACCAAGTCCATTGATGTGGTTTTTCATAACAGACACTTTTGTTCTTGACGCAAATTTAACAGTTCTTTTGTCTTTTGTTGCTGTAATTTTTGTTGTACCGGCACCTTTTTGATTTCCAAACAAAAATACTAATGAAGAGTTTAACCAAATTGCTTCACCACCTTTTGCTTTAATTTTTGGTTGACCAAATGGATTGTCTGGTAATTCAACCCAAGGTTGGTTTACAATAATTAAAGTATTCTCATATTTTGAGTCGGCTTTTCTTGATCCGGAAATTCTTTGGTTAATTCCCATGCCAATTTTATCGGCTAAAACACTTGCGTTATGTTGTTTACCACCTTTACCTTCATATGTCATTTTACAAGGAACTGAACCAACCGAATCCCACATAATACATAATGAATAATCTAATTCACCTTTTTCTTGTGCGTCTAACAAATCATTAATATAATCTGTAATTTGTTCAATGTATTCAAAATTATTATTAAATAAAAAGAAACCATCCCAACCTAATTCACCGGTTTCTTCATCAACAACCTCTTCACATTCAAATCCCATTAACTTTGCGTGATCAAAAGACCACTTTTGTTCGGTAATAATGAATACAGGAAGAATTTCTTTCTTTTGTGAATCAACAGCTGTTTTTACAAGTGCTGTTGTTTTACCAGTATCAGAGTGTCCCAAAAACATATTAATATGACCCATAGCAGGACCAGGAAGACCAACGGCATCTAAAAATGCCGGTCCCAAATCAAAGTATCTTTGTGGTTTGTATTTTGCGTCCGAAGAGAATTTTTTCTTTATCGAACTAAAGTCATTTTTCTTTATTGCCATATTTTTAATTTTTTATTAAAAAGTCAGAAGTTGATATGTTTTTACCGTGGATATACCAAATTATATTTTCAGTATTATCAACTTCAGCTATTTTACATTTATTACACCACCTATCCCTCCACATATTATCCTCAAACCCATAAATGGTATTAATGTCTTTTATTAGGTTTAGTGCTTTAAGATTAAAAGCAAATGTTGATGGTATTTTAAAATCACAACCTTCCGGATTACCACCTAAACTACCATAATCACCTTTTCTTAAAAAACTACCATTTAACTGATATTTCATTTTTGATGATAAAACATCAACATCATTATTATTAAAGTAATCAACTATTGTTTTAACATAGTCTTTTTTGTAAATGTCATCATCGTCAATCTTTACAAAAATATCATAAGTTTCATAGTCTTCAACTGCAAGTATTGGTTTCATATGATTTGTATGTTGATGACTATTTACTGAAAATATAAATGAATTTTTTTCAGTTTTCAAATCATCAATTAAAATTTTAAAATTACCGACATTAAAATTTTTTTGATCAAGTGTCACATTTACACTATGAAATATATTTTCATAACTTTGAGTTGCAATATCTTGAATACAACTCCTCAACATCTTAAATCTATTATAACTTGGTGTAAAACACAATACTTTCTTATTCATAATGAATTGTAAAAACTTGGACACCTTATTTAGGTAGATGTCCAAGTTAATTAAATATTAGAACGGTAATTCTTCATCAACGTCGTCACCAGCTTGTGGGTCTTCAACTGTTGTTTCTGGTTTTGATTTGCCACCACCCATTGAAATTTCTTCTTCGGATGTATTACTGTAGATGTATTTTCCGGCATCAGAATCCCATCTTGGTGTTTCACCGCGAGCAATAGCTTCAAGGTATTCAGCTGGTTTTTTAGAATAAACATCATCCCAAGTAAGTTCATCTTCTAACCAAGAAGTCATTGTTTCTTCGTCTTCGTGAACCGGAGATGGATCATCATACATAACTGTTTGGATTACAGTATAAAACGCGCCTTTTGGTGTTTTTGCTTTTGTTAATTCCAAGATAAGGTCTCTTCCTTTGTCAGCATCGGCAACATCACCTTTTGCCTTATAGATAGGAATAATTTTGTCAAAAATACCTTCTTGTTTGTAATTGTGTTTGAACCTCCAGAATTTTGGTCCATCTTGTTCATTCTCACGGTCAATTACCTTAACAATATAAAACTTACGAGGTTTGTATTGTTTTGCTAATTCTTTGTCAGATTCTTTACCAGTTGACATAAGAACATCATAAACTTCACTTAAAGGTGATCTCTCATTGTCATTTTTTCCTGGATCATAAAATTTCTGCCATTTTCCGTCCACAAGAATTTCGTGGAACCATACCTCTTTAAAAGGTGAAGATCCGTCTGGAGTTGGTAAAATACGGATTTTCTTTTGTGCTTGCTTTTCGTTGTCTTTAAGTATCGCAGCAAAATACTTTTTCATTCTTTCTTCTTGTGACATCTTTGCAGTGGAAGAAGAACCACTTTGTTTTGAGCTTTCATACTGAGCCAAAACCGCATCTAAAACATTGTTTGTCGCCATATATATTAATTAAAAGTTTACAATAGAAAATATAAGTTAAATTAGTGTCGCAGTCAATAAAGTATTTAAAAAATTATTTAAGGTCGCAAAATACGACCTTAAATATTACTTACCAAAAGTTTCATCATCACCCCAAGTATTGAACGAATCTTCAATTTCGTTTGGTGAATACTCCTCAACATCATCAGTTGTTAAAACATATTCATTTTTACCAGTTTTTTTCATTTCTTCTTGTTTGTCCGCAAAGAAATCCGATAATTTTTGTTTAAATGGTCCGGAGTCTAAACTTCTTAATTCTAATTTTTCTTGAGCTGTTTTTGGTCTAAATTTTTCAACTTTTTGTTCTAAAGAGTTTAGTGATGAAACAATATTATCCATCTCTTTTAATTTATCCTCCAAACTTTGGATTTGATTAAAAAGATTTTCAAAATATTCTTCTTGTTTTGTTTCAACATTTTTTTGAGAATTAACTAAATCTGTAATATCTAGTTCTTCAGTTTCATCACCTTCTTTCCCCACTTCTTCTACATCCGGATCTGTCGCAGCGTCGACAGGGGCTGGAGCTGCTGCCGCATCTGGTGCCGGAGCGCCTGCTGCTGGAGGGGGAGGAACATCACCACCTGGAGGGGGAGGAACATCACCACCTGGAGGGGGAGGAACATCACCTGGTGGTGGGGGAACTTCTTGTTCATTTATATATTTATTAATACTTTTGTATCTATAAATTTCTTCTAGTATTTTTTGTTCAATACTCATATTATTATCCGTTTAATAAAGTTTTTATTCCAGTTTTTGTCTCAACTTGGATTTTTTTATTTGTTCTCATAGTGTTGTCAACTCTTTCAATCAACCCATCTTTTTCTTTTACGACATAACAATCACCAGTATCTAAATCACATACTTGTTTAATTCCATTACCCATATCTTTTTCTGATGTTCTGGTATTTTTACCGAGGTAATTATCTAAAATTAATTTTGTATTCATACAATTATTTTATATATAAATATAGTTATAATTAAAAAAAATTTAAGTTACAGAATTATATTTTTCAATTGCCGTATTAAATTTTTCTTCTAATCTTTTTATATTACTATCACCTAAATCTTTATATACATTACTTGGTTGTTCAATTGGCCAACTTAATACATATATTTCAACAAGTTTTCCTATTGTTGCATTTTTTAATTTTGTTGATTTACCAGCAAATCTACTTATAAAAAATTCAATGAAATTATCTAAACTTTCAAAAGAAACTAATGGTGTGTTATTTATATTTTCACCTTTATTTACACAAAAATATTTTGAATTAAAATAAAGATTCCCAGCTGTTGCGTAATTATTTGATAATGGTATTGTTGTATAATTATGTTCATAAGCTGAAAATCCTGTTTCAGTTCCAGAATCAATATACATTGAACCAAATATAAATAATGAAAACTCGGTTAAACTTTGTTGTGATATTGATGGGAATTTTGATTTTAATTTTTTTAAAATTAATTTTTTAACCTCTGTAAATGTTGTTGATTGGATTTTTGGTGTACCAACGGTTGTGTATGATTTATAAGATTGATATAATTTATCGGAACAGTTTTGTTCTTTGGAAAGACTCTCTTGTCCTCCGAAGGCATTATCAATGACAATACTTTTTTGTTTTAACACATTTTCTGGTGATTGTGTTAATTTTTTATTTTTTTCTTCTACCTTTTCTTGAATTGTCTTTAATATTTTAGTACTTAAAGATTGTATAAAATTTTCTATTTTTGGTAACGAATAGAACGGTTGTCTGGTTCCTTCAAATGTTGTGTCAAAACCATTTTCAGTTATTGTATGACTAACACTGGTTATTAAATAAGGACCACTAAACATAGGGACATTTCGTAAATTAAAATACATCATAGGTTGTATTAAAGCGTTGCCCATCATATCAACACTACAACCATAACTTCTATTTTTATATACATTATAAAGTGAATTATTTTGTGTTGATGTTTTTCTATTTTTAGAAATATTTGACATTTGATTTAAAACTTCCAAAGATTCAGCAGTCGGTTTTCCTGGAGTTTGTGATATGTCAAATTGTTTAAATATTTGTTGATTTTGTCTTCCAATGTCAACATTGAATCCAACAACTCTGTTTGACTTATCCCAATCTTTTTTGTTTTGTAAACTTTGAGTTAGTGGATTATCACTAGATCTTCTTAAATCAAAAGCATCATTTCTAAAACGATAATCAATATTATTTTTCATATCTAAATGTTCACTATTTTTATTTGCATAATAACAAACAAGTTTTGGTGAAGTTTCTCTATAGTCTAAATTTAAAAAGGTACCAAACAATGTGTTTGCAAATTCTAATGTTCCTTCATTTCTAGGTATTGGATTTTTTGTTGCATCTTGTACATTATAAAAATTGGCAAATGATGGTAAATTAAAATAAACAAAATTGTTTTCAACTAAAATTGTATTTATAATATCTAAAAAATTATTACTATATTGTCTTTTATCAATCAATTCTTTTATTTTAAAAATATCAACGATTATTTTTTGTCCAACATCTCTACTTGCTCTATCAAAAAGTAAAACATCTTCAAATAGTGTTTTATTTTTTAAATCATAACCAGCAATCCAAGTATCGTTAATCGACTTGAATAGTTCCCAAAGTTCATCTCTTGTTTGATCACCAATTAACTCAGCTTTTTTACCACCATCTGTTGGTACTGTGTCGATATTTTTAATACCACCTCTTACTGCTGGCATCATAACGTTTGTTGTATTTGTTAAATAAAGCAATGAATTATCAAAATACTGATTCATTATTTTATAAAACTTAGTTGAATTTAAAGTATTGTCTTTTAATTTTTCAGTTGCGTAAATTTTAATAATTGGTCCAAAATCAATAACATTT